GAACGTGTTGTTCGCCGTGAATACAAAATTGATTTAGTAGACGCACTCAATGATGGCAAGTTAAAAGACTTAATGAATGACGCATCTTCTGTTAGACCAGAGGGCGCTCCAAGTTTTACTGCGCTTGTAGATGAGGCTGTCACTAAGGCGCTTGACGTTACTTATGCAAAACAACCGGAGATACCTGTGTTCCGCAATGTGTCTCAGTTTATTGTTCGCAATGGATTAACTGTAGCTATACCGTTCCCACGATTTATGTTTAACAGCATGGAACTTATGGGTCAGTATGCAGGTGGTGCATCTATACCACTCACACGTAAGATGTCTAGCGTAGTAACTGGTGGTCGTGTAGGTGGTGGCCCACTAACAGCTAAGGATCGACAGCGTATTACACGTAATATGATGGGTATTGCTGCTGTAGGTGCAGGTTATTACATGCGTAGTGCAGATGATGCTCCTGCTGACTTTGAACAAATATCTGTAGGTGAGGACGCACAGATGGATACCACTGCTGTTTATCCTATGGCTCAGTTCTTGTATCTTGGTGAGATGACAAAGCGTAAGATTGCAGGTACGTTTGAACAACGTTTTGACATGGAAGAGTTTACCGAACTATTTACAGGTAGTAACTTTCGTACTGGTGTGGGTAACTCTGTAATTGAGGAAGTCGCACAACTAGCAGACGCTACTGATTTAACTGCGGGTGAAACATCTGGCCGTTTGCTAGGTAGAACATTTGGTAACTGGTTAGGTACATGGGCAGTACCTCTAGGTCAGATCATTGACGCTGAACGTGCTATAGGTAGACGTGGTACAGAGTTTAAGGACGTGTCTACTGATCCTACCCTTAGCTTTACTAGTACAATTGGTAAAGAAGTTACTCGTAGTGTAAAGCAACGTGGCATAGGTGTATCACCAGATGAAGAGGCGGCTGCGCCACGTAAGGAGTATCCATTCTATTCTGAGGGTAAAGAACGTTTGTACCCTTGGATGAAGTTTGGTGGTCTTACTATTACAAATAAACCAGATGAAGAGGGTGAATATTTTAAACGACTAGGTTTTAGTTGGAAAAGTTTTGGTAGTCGTAGTAAAGTGCCAAGCATAAAACGCTTTGAACAAAGCATGGTAAACGGATACTTGCCTACGCTAACTGAGATCGCACAAGATCAAGAGGTAAGATTTCGTAAAGAGTACAACAATGCTAGTAGTACGGTACAAGAAACATTTACAGAAGATGAGTTCGTGACTAACAAGCTACGTCCTCTTGTTGGAACAAGGCTACGTAAATTTAAAGAAAAGATACGTGCTGGTGCTATTGCACAGGGAGATGACTACGCCAAGGCAATGACTAAGTATAGAAGGGTAACACCAGACTATCGTAGGTTAGCTACTACAGACTTTGTTGATAGGTACGGTAAGTCACCAGACCCCCTTGAAGCAGGGGACTTGCAAAAACTTATAGCAATAGCTGACGGGTACAAAGGTGCATTTAGTCAATAAGAAAAGGGGGCAATTAAGCCCCCTCTTTTTTTGTCTATCGTGTGTCTCCACTACCACCTATTGTTCCTGCCTTGTGTCTGGCTGATAGCTTCTTCTCATTCATTGCTGCTATCATACCTAGTGTCAGGTTGAGATCAGTTGCTAGTGCAGCACAGTACCATAACACATCTCCTATCTCACTAGAGATTTGTTCTCGCCAATCATCTGGCCTACCGTCTGGCCCGTCACGTATGAGTTTCTTAACCTTGTTAGCTACCTCACCTGCCTCACCTGCTAGTCCCAGTGCGGGATACATGATACGGTGTTCGTCAGGATAGATAGCAGTCTTTGCTGCCATTCGTTGATACGCATTAAAATCAGACATGTTGTACTTCTCCTTGAGGAACTGTTCTACTTCTTGTTCTAGCTTCATTATCTTTTACCCGTTTCATGTTATCGAAATAGGCTTTATCAAATCCCCTATTCCACTCACGATACTGCATCGTATCTTTATGGAATGGATTGACATGACGGTTGTACCTGAAACCATCATACCCCATATTGTACTGAACCTTTAAGGGTGCATCGTACTTTCCCAAACCACGTGACGCTCTAGTCTTCTTTATCATAGGATGATCTCCTTATATTAGTTTAATAAGTTTTGCTTGTTTGTAGGGTACGTGATAGAACTGTTCCCCGTTAGTTATGTTTCGTCCCCTTGCTTCCTTTAGTTTGTCTTCCGTTAGTAGAGAACTGTCGATACACCACGCCTTAGATAGATCACCACTAAAGATGTAGAACTTTAGGTTGCTGTGATGCTTACCTAGTAGGCGCTTCTTACGTTCAGGTATACGTATCTCTGCCCAGTGAGGCGGCCAATCACCATTCCATGCTGTCTTTACTTCTGCTTCACTGTAGTAAGTAACGTTGCCCTTTTGTGTTATAAGGTCTGCGTCATAAGACTCTGTACTATCTAACAACTCGTGACCCTCTTTGACTAAGTGACTAATGAGCGCCCTCTTAGCTACGTCATCGTACTTGCTATAAAGATTACTTGAGAATGGTTTTCTATACGCTGCGGCCATGTGTGTTACTCCGATTCTGTTTTAGTGGATAAGTTTTCTTTTAGTTTAACTAGTAGTACATTAGCTGCAGCCATCACACTTTGTAGTTGGTAGTTTAGCTGAGTCTGTACGTTACTGTTGTAGTTTATTTCTGATAGCATATTCTTTTGCAAGTCATTGAAGTCATCTGACTCATATTCAATATCGTCTAACGTTACTTTTACCATTTATATTCTCCTTTAGGTTAGTGTAAACACCTCTTACGAGATGTCTACAATTTCACATGAATCACCACTACATGCTAACGTTTGCATGGCGTTAGTGTTATCGTCTTTCTCGTGTTCCGACAGCCCAGCCCAATCAATCTTCTTAGGCATAGCCTTTAGTAACACATTGTATACATCCTTGTCCACCTCTTGATAGGGTGCTTGCTGATAACTATGATCAGAGTGTGGTAGAAATGACACACCTGACATCTCATCAAAGTGTTCGTACACAAATGCACCCACTGCCATCCACTCACTGTCCAAAACTGTACAAGTAATACTTGGTTTATGTTCGCACCAGTGGCGTTGATACATTAGCCATGTCTCCAGTTGCTCAATGGCAGTCATGTCGTTACGTGTCACTGAGTTCTTAGGTGACTTAATAGGAAAGCTGAACACTGTAGTAGTGTCGGGCTTCATAACGCATGACTCATGTGGTACGCCTTGGTCTTTCATAAACTGTGTTAGTCCGTCTTTGTTGTCTCCTCTGACGGTTCTGATATAATAGTTACTGTGACGGGCATGTATTCCAGAGGCGCTGTCCACCAGTTGAGATACGGTTCCTGACGGCTTGACACAGCTAATAGCTGCCGATACAGGGATGCCCAATATACCAGCCCAATAAACGTTAGTGTCAACAGCAATCTTTTTAAGGTGTTCAAGAGTTTCACTTAGTCCTTTATTCTTTAGTGTCATCAATGGGTTATCCATTAGTCCAGTTAGTGACACACCCAATAGACGTTCTTCGTCTGTGTTCTTCTGCCATATCTTACGTAGGTATGGAAACTTTGTTAGGCTAGACTGTATAGTACCAAGGATGGTAGCCATACGTACCTTCTCTGACAGTGAGTCAAGGTCATCAGTTGCTCGTACAACTACCTCTGTTAAATTACAAAATTGATATGGCCGTAAAATTATCTCCGAACATGGATTAGTTCCGAACTCAAAGTTAGGGTCACGTCTACCATTCTTAGCTGCTTGTTTCTTAGATGCCTGTCGGTTGAAGATACCACGTTCACCTGACTTACTCTCTACTAATGAGATCCATTCACGCATGAATGTCTCCATGTCTGGCTTCTCTGTGTAGCATACGGAGTTGTTAGCTAACGCACGGTGTGCTGCGCCATCCCACCAGTTGCCTGACTTAGCGTGACGCATACGATCATCAGATAGATTACTCAATGAAATCATAGCACTACGGCGTACACCACCGACAACTACTATCTGACCAATGAAGCACATAAGATCGTGGCACTCCATGCTTGATAGCATACGTCCTTGTGCAGTCTTGAATGTTGACACAGCAAAGTGAAACAACTCTACAAGAGGTGCAGGTCCACTTGCTCTACCGCCAAATGTCTTGAGCCTTGCACCCGCTGGACGTACTTGGCTTACGTCCCACTTAGGTATCTCACCTGCCCACAGTAGTGCAAGTACCTGACGTAGTGCCTTAGCCCAACCTTCTTTGCTGTCCTTAACTACTACAGTTGTCTCACTAACGTACAACTCAGGTACTTCTGGTAGCTTGCTGATGAACTGACGCTCAACACTGAAGCCTACACCAGTGCCACAGAGAAGGATGTACATAGCCTCATCGAATGACTTAGGGTCATCTACTGGTAAGTAGCTACAGTTAAACCCTGCGGTGTTGTCACGATCAAGTGCTGGCCCAGCCGACATCATTGCCCTCATAGATGGCATAACGTCTAAGCTAAGGATGGCGTCCTCAATCTTGCTTACTTGCTCACTAGGTATTGCTGCTATCTTACGTACTACGTTATCTATGTATCGTCCTACTGTCTCTGACCACGATTCCCTGCGGCCTTCTTTGTCTAACCAACGTGCATACCGTGAGGTATGTATGAAGGCTTGGTAGTCTGTTGGTAAAAAGTTATTCATGTGTGTCTACTCCGATATTGTTTTAATTGATTGGATCGTCATGCCGTCTACATCGTAGATAAATTCTTGTAGCACGTCCCTAATTTCATCGTTAATAAAATTGTCTGCTGGCATTGGGTACTCCTTCTCGTCTATGTTAAGGGTTAAGAATACTTTAACTAACATCTTGATCTTCTATCAGTACGTTGAGATACCACTCTGCTTTCTTCAAATCTTCCAGACCATTCTTGTACTTGTACCGCCACAGGTATTTCATAATGTTACCCTGCAAGTAGTACGAGAAACCTTCTTCTCCTGTTGCTGCACGAATGGCGTCAATACATTCTACACCTGCAAAGTTGTAGTGTGACGGTGAGTTTACCATGTCATCATCTCTTTCTAGTTCGTTGGCTGCATCTGAAAACTTTGTTACATTCATTTCTTACCCCCCTTTTGTTTGAAGTTGACGTTGATTACATTCTCTTCTACGCTGGCTACTGTAGCGTCTGGCTTACCTTCTTCTAGGTCTTCCTCAACTCTCTCTACTATACTGGTTAGTGTGTCACGAACATAGTCATCTTCTTCCATAGCTGGTACTGCTGCACATACCATCTTGGTTATGCCCATAAGGTTGTAGTGATCTTCGTCAGTCATATCGTTTTCATCTGTAGTAACAGTACCCACTAGCAACTCGCCTGTCCAGTTACCCATGTCATCTACGTAAGGTGTCAACCTAATGATGTAATCATTTGCATTGAAGTCCAAGAATATTCTATCTTCTACCATTAGTGTCATCTCCTTTTTACCTTTTTGTATGGGCAATGTATCAATGACGGATGCATGTCCTTACCCTTTTCTTGTAACCATTCGAGAGGAATGATCCTGTCGTGATACTTTATACCATTCTTTTCACACCATTGTCCATAGCTACTTTTAGCTCCCTTACTTAATTTCTTTTTACTACTTGTAAATACAAATCGTATGTCTAACTTAGGGTGCTGTGCCTTAACTGCTAAATGTTTACGTCTGTCATCCGCTGAGAATAATCCTTTTGTCTCAACTATTATACCGTTCTTCAGTACGAAGTCTGGAGTATAGGTGCGGTACATGAGGTCTTCCCATTCAATCTTGACTTCCTCATACTTGAACGGCATATTATGTTCAATGAGATAGTCTTTTGTTCTGACCTCTAGTCCACTCCTATATCCATGCTTCATGGCGGCAGAGAATTGATGTGCCTTCATGGTACTAAAAGTCCCCTACTTTAAGGGTAGAGTACTCACCCCAACCAGTATCAAACACACCTGTTTTGTTTGCTTCCGCAATGTACGCCAGCGTTTCTTCTACCTTCTCTGTAGCAACCTTTAATAACTCAGGGCTTACCTTGTGCAAGTGTGCAACGTAAGGAGCAGTCTTTTCTACAGCTATGAAGCTAAAGTCTGTAGCTTTAATGCCAGCTTTTTTACAGGTCAGTACATAGAAAGCAGCTTGTATATGATACATGTACTTTCCTACCTGCTCTGCAAAACCTTTTGGTGATGCGTCAATGGTAGTCTTTATGTCGTATAGATGACCTGTCTCTGCTATGTACAAGTCGGGTCTTGTTTTTAAGTTGAGTCCAGTCTTCTTGTCGGTTACAAAGACACTACTCTCTGTTACCCTACGACTGTCCGTTAGTATCTTCTTGCAAGTAGGGTTCTCTAAAGCAGAGTTGCACATCTTATTGTGTACATAGTACTCAACTTCTGTTAGTACAACTTGATCATCTTCTTTGTTGTTGTACAAATCCTTAAACGTTTTAGACGCCCTTGTCTTTGGTCCTTTGATAACTAGGTCACGCTCTGGTTCCAACAGAGTAGCATGTACTGCAGAGCCAAGGGCAAATGCAGGGCTATCGCCTAGTGGTTTCTGTGCCATGTAGTGCGCAAGCGATTGCTTGCACACCGTTTTAATGGCAGTCGAAGAGTACCCTACCTGTCTGTGATACTCTTCATTT